CCCCCCCTGCCGAACCTCCTCCAGCGCCGTAGGCGCGGTCAGGGGGTCCGGGGGGCCGCCCCCGGTTCCGATTTACGCCCTCGCGATCCTAGAGGCCCTACGGGGCCTCTTTTTTCGAGTCCGGGTTTCTCCCCGGCTTTATCTCGATCTCTCCTCACACGCCCGCAAGGGCGCGCTAGCGGCCTCTTGGCCGCTCGAGCGTCGCCCGCGCAGCCAGGCGTAGCCTGGATCTTAGGACCGCCCACGCATGGGCTGGCGGTCCAGCACAGTTACCCACTTGATGTAACTGTGCTGACTGACAGGTTTCCTTAACCCCTGGCAGTCCCTCAACGGTCTCTTCCATCCTGGTCGATTCCCTGATAGTCTCGGCCTTGAGATATCGCAATTACTGTGGATACGTCCAGTGGTTCATATCAGCGTTCCCTTACACAAGATCATTACGGCGCTACGCGCCAAGGGAGTAATCAATGGCATTCCGCCGCAAGAAAATGTCCCGTCGAAATTCGAAGCGTGACTTCCGCAAAAAATCTGGCACGCATCCTCGCAACAATAGCCGCGCTACTCCTATGCGCGGTGGCATTCGCCTGTAGTGCGTGGCGTGCTTCCACCCTCTCACCGGGTATCGCGGTGAACGGGGTCCCACCGGCAAGCGAAAGCTGGTTTTCGATCGCAGCAAGTCCGCTTATGGAATTGCTGTGCAAGTGCCATGCGGGCAATGCATCGGCTGTCGGCTAGAGCGATCACGGCAATGGGCAATCAGGTGCGTTCACGAGGCTCAGCTGCACGAGGACAACTCGTTCATCACGCTGACCTACAACAACGAGAATCTGCCGCCCGATGGCAGTTTGCGGCTGAAAGATTTCCAGGACTTCATGAAGCGCTTACGGGCTCGCACTGGTGTGCGGATCCGGTTCTTTCATTGCGGCGAATATGGTCCGAAGTTTGGTCGTCCGCATTATCACGCGTGCTTGTTCGGCTACGATTTTCCCGACCGGGTGTACTTCAAGACCGTCAACAAATCGCGCCTTTATACCTCGGAGCTGCTGTCGTCGCTCTGGCCCGTCGGTTTCTCAACGGTTGGCGACGTTACGTTCGAGAGTGCGGCGTACGTTGCCCGGTACATCATGAAGAAAGTTACCGGAGCGAAGGCGGAAGATCATTATTGGAAGATCGACGAAATGACCGGAGAGGTCTCCGAAGTGCGGCCGGAATATACAACCATGTCCCGGCGTCCCGGTCTCGCGTCGGAGTGGTACGAGCAGTTCCATGATGATGTTTATCCTGACGATTTTGTTGTACTCCGTGGCAATACTTATCGTCCTCCGAAGTTCTATGATCGTAGATTCGAAATTGCAGACCCTGATCAGTACGCGGCGCTCAAGGAGCGCCGCCAAGAATCGATGCGTAAGCATCACGCCAATAACACCCCGGAGCGGTTGGCCGTCCGGGAAAAAGTGAAACGTGCGCAGATCGCGCAATTAAAGCGAGGTTACGAAGATGAGGCTTAGAGTGTTTTCGGTGTACGACCACAAGGCGAAAGCCTATCTGCCGCCGTTTTTCATGGGCGAGCAAGGTCAGGCGATTCGTTCCTTCAAGGATGCGGTGAACTCGGACGGCCATCAATTCTGTCGCCATCCCGAGGACTACACGCTGTTTGAGATCGGTGATTTCAACGACTCGACGGGCGAGCTCACGCCCCACAAGGCGGAGTTGCTGTGCAATGCATTGATGCTTGTAAAGGGTGAGCGTGATGAATCTCAAGGATCTCTTCCGGGTCTGGCTCCTGCAGAAGTTGCAAAAGTTAGTTGAACGGTTAACACGGAGACTTGATGCATGAAATCCATCGCGAGACAGGTAGCGGACAAGCTCGGCGGATCATGGCGCTACGATGGCCAGGTAGGATGGAACAGTGACGACGGTCGCCGCGTCTCTCGGGTGCACACCGGAGGCTTCGACGTGAACGGAGAAGCCATGCCAGGCTATGGCTACTTCACATCAAGCGGCGAGCGGCTGTATGTGATAGATCGGTCACTGCTTACTAACACGGAGACTTGATGTATGAAATCGGTAATGCAGCACTCGTTCTCGAGGGTGCCGAACGCGGAGATTCCGCGTTCCTCGTTCGATCGTTCGCACGGTTACAAAACGACGTTCGACGCCGGGATGTTGGTGCCGATTTTCGTCGACGAAGCGTTGCCCGGCGATACGTTCAATCTTCGGATGACGGCGCTCGCGAGGATGGCGACGCCCGTCTTTCCGATCATGGACAATCTGTTCCTGGACTCGTTTTTCTTCGCGGTGCCCCACCGGTTGTTGTGGGACAACTGGGAAAAGTTCTGCGGTGCGCAGGACGATCCAGAGGACTCCACCGATTTCATCATCCCGGTGGTCGTCAGCGGATCGGAGGGTTTCGCTGAAGGTTCGATGGCCGATTACTTCGGCGTCCCACCGGGTGTCGGTAATGCGATCGAGGTCAATGCCCTTCCGTTCCGCGCTTACAACTTGATCTTCAACGAGTGGTTTCGTGATCAGAACCTGCAGGACTCGGTGAACGTGCTCACCGACGACGGGCCGGACGCCGTCGGGGTGTACGCGTTGCGTCGACGCGGCAAGCGTCATGATTACTTCACGAGCTGTTTGCCCTGGCCGCAGAAGGGCGATTCGGTGGATCTGCCGCTGGGTATCTCCGCGCCGGTGGCGCATGAAGGCACGCAAAACACGTTGGTCACGGTGTGGTCGGTGGATCAAGAGGACCGTGTGACCTTGGACACCGATGGCTCGGCTGGCGGCCACCTTCTGATCGATGTCCCCGGTGGCACTGTGAATACCGACCTCTACGCGGACCTGACCACCGCCACGGCGGCCACGATCAATCAACTGCGGCAGGCTTTCCAGATCCAGAAGCTGCTCGAGCGGGACGCACGTGGTGGCACGCGGTACACGGAGATCGTTCGAGCTCATTTCGGCGTGACGTCGCCGGATGCGCGTTTGCAGCGTCCCGAGTATCTCGGCGGTGGTTCGACTCGGATCAATATTTCGCCGGTCGCTCAGACTTCGCGGACGGAGACCGATCAGACGCCTCTTGCTACTCTTGCTGCGATCGGCACCGGTCATATCAGCGGCCATGGGTTCACGAAGTCGTTTACGGAACACTGCGTGATCATCGGTTTGATTTCGGTTCGCGCCGATTTGACGTATCAGCAAGGCTTAAACCGTATGTGGTCGCGCTCGACGCGCTACGACTACTACTGGCCCGCGTTGGCGCACATTGGCGAGCAGGCCGTTCTGAACAAGGAGATTTACCTTCAGGACTCGAGCGCCGACGATGAGGTGTTCGGCTATCAGGAACGCTACGCGGAGTATCGGTATAAGCCGAGTTTGATTACCGGCGCTTTTCGGAGCACGTCGGATGCGCCCCTCGATGGGTGGCATCTGTCGCAGGAGTTTACGCAGTTGCCGGTGCTCGGGACGACGTTCATTCAGGAGAACCCACCGATGTCTCGCGTTATCGCGGTTGATACGGAGCCCGATTTCCTGTTCGACGCGTTCTTTGATTTGCGCTGCGCACGTCCTATGCCGATGTTCGGCGTCCCTGGCATGATCGACCACTTCTGATGTGGCCAGCCATCATCGCCGGCGGCGCGTCACTCCTTGGTGGAGTGTTGGGCAATCGCGCCGCGAGCGCGCAAGCGCAACGCCAGATGGACTTCCAAGAGCGCATGAGCTCGACCGCGCATCAGCGGGAAGTCCGGGATCTGCGTGCCGCAGGTCTCAACCCGATTCTCTCTGCGCGATACGGCGGAGCGTCGACCCCGGGCGGTGCTGCCGCTGTGCAGCATGACGTTGTGAGCCCAGCTGTGAATTCGGCGATCGCGACGCGCACGGCAGTGGAGAATCTCAAGAACCTTCGCGCGCAGCGCGAGTACACGGAAGCCCAGACGCAAGGGCAGATCCAGTGGAATCAAATGAGGAGCCCCGGCGCGATCCTCGGTGATGTCACCGGCGACGGTTTGTCGTCGCTTACGAGTCTGCTCACGGCGCCGCGTAATTCGGCGCGTGCTCTGCTCGCGGACGGCCTCGAGGCGGGCCATGGTGTTCTCAAGAGTGCCCGCTCTTGGCTTACGGACGCGTTGGAGTCCCTTGACAATTCTGCGCGTGCCGCGCGAGAGAACATCGCGCGCGGTCTGCGGCGTAGTCCCCTTCACATCACTATTCGTAAAGCTAGAGGTTCGGAAAAATGACTCGTTCCGCTCTTTCCCCGCGCAAGCGGGTTGGTCTTTCCTTCGAAGGCGAGGTGAGCCGCACGAAGCAATCGATGAAGGCGGAGTGCGACATCAACAACATCCTCGCCAAGTATCAGAAAACGGGTGCCGTTTCCCATCTCGCGAAGCATGGCGGATCCTACGGTTTCGCCCCGGCTCTCGATTTCCATTCCGCCGTCAATCTCGTTCAGCGGGCGCAAGGAATGTTTGACGATTTGCCCGCGTCTCTTCGACGGCGGTTCAACAATGATCCGGGCGAGTTCCTGGCCTTCGTTCAGGATCCCGCCAATACGCCCGAGGCTATCAAGCTCGGGCTCGCTACGGCACGGCAGGGTATCGACCCGGTCACGGGCGAGCTCATCACCCCCCCTGCCGAACCTCCTCCAGCGCCGTAGGCGCGGTCAGGGGGTCCGGGGGGCCGCCCCCGGTTCCGATTTACGCCCTCGCGATCCTAGAGGCCCTACGGGGCCTCTTTTTTCGAGTC